CCTCTGAGTTCGACCGTGTGGTTTCCGTTGAAAAAGCTGTGCAGGTTAAGAAAATGGTATCGGCTTGAATGGTAATGTCGATTGGTACTTTCGCTATAACCCTCATACCAAAGGCTCTCAATCTGTGCCAGCGTTTTTGGTTTCTTGCGGTTGATTTTTTCCACCAGAATCTCATCCATCTTTTTGCAATATCCTATTCGTGAAGGTTCAATCTGCAATGCCTTGTAGAAAAGGTCGTTCTTGCTTGCGATGATGTTTACAAAGTTTCGTATACTCCTTGCTGTGTGGTCTGCTCCGTCCAAGTGGATGTGTATTCCGCAGGAGTTGTTGGTGAAAGCTCCTGCCTTGCGTAGCCTGCGTACCAATTCCTGCAGTGTTTCAATGTCTCCCTGGTAGGTTAGGATGGGGCTTACCAGCTCTACGCTGTATTCTCTTGTTGCTGCAACTTTCTGCCGTCCTTGTTTCTTCTGGCAAGAAATGCTTCCGTCGCTCATAATCTTCCAAACCCGCCCGTCAGCAGTAGTAATCTTCTTGGTATCGTAATAGTCGCCTGTGTCAGTGACCGTTCCGTTTAGGTATTCGGCAGCAACCTTGGCGGCTTCGTTTCTTGTTATTCCTGTGAACTCAATTTCAATTCCAAAATTCTTGTTTAACATTGATTCTTGCTCCTTTTAAAGTGTATTTGTCCCTTTCGGTATGTACATATATCACTCTAAAAGAGGTAAATAGCAAGACAATAATTCGATAAAAACAATCATTTTTTACACAATCTTACTCCGCTTTTTCAAGTGAAAAGTGTGCATATTATTTTTCGATTCTCCTGCAAAAATCCTCTCCGTAAACCACATTTAAGGAAGACCCATTCTCCCAGCGAACCATGATACTGCCTGTGTCATCTACTCCGATGACAATGCCTTTTGTTCCGATGGGAGGTGCTTGGATATCGTCCATGCGAACAAGTTCTACCCGGCACCCCGCCGGATATTGCTTGCGGATGCGTTCCACAATTTCTATTGAAGGAAAGTTATTCATCAGCTACTACCTCCTTATCTTTAGTCGGAGCACCATTTTTAAAGGCGCTGTTGCCGGATAAGTTTTTCAGCAGGATTTTACGCTCTGCTTTGTATTCGGAGCCTACGAACCCGAGACGAATGAGGAAACAGCGAAAAGCATACTTTTCATTTTCTGCATGCTTTTCGGTAGCATTGACTCTCTGTTGAGTTTTTGCCGTCTCACATAGTGCAGTTACAAAATGGGTATAGGCTTTGACCTCATCTGAAGTATGCTCTCCTTGAAACCAAGGAAAATAAATAGTTTCTTCGGTTGTCATTATATTGATGCAATCTGTGCCAAGAGCTTTTTTAATTAGAGACGATTTGCTTTTTACCAACCGCTTGAGGTTTTCAAAAGCCACATCGTTAAAATCCGTCTTTGGCAGTTCGATGGTCAATCGGTTAGCTTCAACCTCGTCACTTTGCTCAGGTTCTGCATTTACTGATGGCTCTTCGTAATCGCAGTAAGGGCTGCTCCCACCGCCAAGAGCCGATTCGTTAGGAATTTGAACATCCTCCGGGGCAGGCTCAACTTTGGGAATTGGAGTGTCATATTCTTCTGTAATTGCTTTGAAGTCATGCAGTCCCTTAAGGTCTGCAACCAAGCCGTAATTGTCCTCACCCTCGAGCATTCCATTCTTATCGATGTGGTAGCCTCCTACTTCGTAAGCAAAGGTAGGTGCACCGAGGTAAATTGTCGGAGCATTTAGTTCCAGGCTGATTGCTCCTACCAGAGATTTTCGCTTTGGACCGGTAACATTATAATTGATCTTCATTTTTCCTACCGCCTTTCATTTTTCGGTACTACATATATCACTCTGAACGCTGTAAATAGCAAGTCATTTCGAGCACTTTATGTAGAAAATACTGTTCTATTAATCAGCGGTATTTTGCATAGAAAACACAATGCCCGACAAAACAAAATATACACATGGAAGTGCCACTCCGTTGCCCCACATCTTATATTCCGCAGAATCAGAATGTGGGTCTTTAAGCCACTTAGATATCTGCTTTAAAGTCTTAGCTTTTGATGAACTTCCCGTAACCTTGCGATGAGTTTCGAATATTTCATACCAAGTACGTAAATCATCCATTGTTGGATTTTCTGTTGTAAGATTACTGCACCACCAATCTGGAAAACCTTGAAGTCTTGCACATTCGGTAGGAGTTAATCTTCTGACCGTGTACAAGGTCCCGTCTGTATCATTTATAAGCGGAGGATCTTTATAATCCCTTGCGGCAAGTGTCGGTGCTTTGTCCTCATTCACTTGCATGAATCCACCCGTTGTCATTGCATAAACTGCGTGTCTATCCGTGGTATTAAGTGTGAAAGATACCTCTTTATTAACACCATCACCCTGTGGACCATTCTTATCTTTTCTGCCTATCATAGAGCCTTGCAGGGCATAACTTTCTACAACAGCAATGCCTCCTTGATTGCAGGAAGGGTTTCCTCCATTTCCATCGATTGTGCGTGAAGTATCTGCCTCATATACACCGCTATGAGGATTGGAAGATTTCATAGCATTGCTTTCTTTAGAACAGATACCGTAGGCTTTCGGAACAAATAACGTCTGGTCATTGTTGCAGGATAGCGTTGCCGATTTATTATTCTGGATAAGAGCACCTTTACCGCCACCCTCACAGCCAGTTCGGATTTTGAGAGTCTTAGGCGTATCATCGACCACAAAAGGTTGATTATTACCGCCTGTTCCATATGTTGCGGATATTGTCGGTGCAATTTCAATCGGTCCCGTAAAACGAGTATCTCTTCCGTGATTATCAAAAACAGCCGCATCCATGACACAAGGTGGATGATGTGCCTCTGCTCGAAGAGTGCAAGTGACATCTTCCGTGATATACATCCGATTACCACCCTGGTCATTTAAGATCACACTGCTTGTGCCTGGTTCTCTAATGCCGTTTTCAAAACAACCGGCAGCTCCTTGCCACGAGCGGAAGCTCTCCTTAGAATACCCAGACAAGCCTTCTGACTTAAATAGTACTTCTCCGGCACTCCCACCTGCAAAATCTGCGACAAGGAAGATGCGTTTTCTTCGTTGGGGAACTCCCCAGTATTGAGCGTCAAGCACTCGCCAGGCAATGGAGAAATTATCTCCCACGATATTTCCTGCTTGCCTCCACTTATCAGCTTTAGGTACTGATAAGGTTTCATCTTTGATGCGACAGATGCTTTCAAGGACGCATCTGAAGTCCTCTCCTTTGTTTGAGGAGAAAGCACCCGGCACGTTTTCCCAGACGATGTATCTTGGATATTTGCCATCTGTAGCACACCTCATTTCTTTTACAATTCGAATGGCATCATAAAAAAGACTTGAACGCTCTCCGTCCAAGCCATCACGCTTACCTGCTACAGACATATCCTGACAAGGTGAGCCAAATGTAATTATATCAACCGGTTCTATCTTGCCGCCATCCAGGCAAGAGACATCACCGTAGTGTTTCATGAAAGGCAACCTTTTTGTTGTAACCCGTAAAGGAAAGGGTTCAATTTCAGATGCCCATAACGGCTTGATGCCGCAAAGCAAACCACCGAGAGGAAAACCTCCACTGCCGTCAAAGAGAGAGCCGAGGGTTAGTCTATGCTTCATCAGCACTCACCTCCGGCAGATCACTATATCGGATTTCCGATCCATCTCTTAAAAGAAATACATCATCGGGGTTTCCGACTTGCTCAATATATCTCTTTACTATGACATCACAATACTTTTCATCCAGTTCGATGGTATAGCATATCCTGTCCGTCTGCTCACAGGCAATAAGAGTAGAACCACTGCCGCCGAAAGGATCGAGTACAATACAATTAGACAAACTGCTATTTAAAATTGGATAGGCTACCAATGCTACCGGTTTCATGGTCGGATGATCAGCATTTTTCTTTGGTTTTTCAAATTCCCATATAGTAGTCTGCTTTCTATCAGCATACCAGTTGTGTCTGCCGGATTTCTTCCAACCGAAAAGAACCGGCTCATGCTGCCATTGATAAGGGGAGCGTCCAAGAACAAGTGACTGCTTTTTCCAAATGCAAGTACCGGAGAGGTAAAAACCAGATTCTGCGAAAGCCTTTCTGAAATTCAAACCTTCAGTATCCGCATGAAACACATAAATAGAGGCATCCTTCGCCATTGCTACTTCAGTGTTTTGAAAAGCTGAGAGCAGGAATGTATAGAACGCTTCATTGCCCATGTTATCGTTTTTGATTTTACCTGCCGACCCTTCATAGTTGACGTTGTACGGAGGGTCGGTTACAACAAGGTTTGCAAGTTTCCCATCCATTAGAAGATTGAAAGTGTCAGCTTTGGTGGAATCACCGCAGATGAGCCTATGCTGCCCAAGTTTCCAAACGTCACCTTGTTTGGTGAGTGAAGGCTTTTGCAGTTCGGCATCCACATCGAAATCATCTTCATGAATACCATCCTTAAGAGAATCCTTAAACAGTGCATCCAGTTCGGCAGGCTCAAATCCGGTAAGGGACACATCAAAGTCGGCTCCTTGCAGGTCAGCAATTAAAAGCATCAATTTGTCTTTATCCCAGTCACCGCTTATTTTATTGAGAGCGATATTGAGGGCCTTTTCTTTTTCCTCGTTCATCTCGATAACCACACACTCAACTTCAGTGATACCCATATCAAGTAGCACCTTCAAACGCTGATGTCCACCGACAACATGAGATGTGGTTTTATTCCATATAACGGGTTCAACATAACCGAATTGTTCGATGGAGCGTTTCAGCTTTTCGTATTCCGGGTCACCTGGTTTCAAGTCTTTACGAGGATTATAGTCGGCTGGAATCAATAACTCGGTTTTCAATTTTTCTATCTGCATATAATTCAGCCGCCTTTCTTAAATTTGTGTACATATTGACATTCTCCCACGGAAACAAGCTGGAGTTGAAATGTCCGTAAACTGCCGTATCCGAGTAGATGACATTTCTTAAGTGTAGTTTTTCGATGATTGCAGCGGGCCTTAGGTTAAACACTTCCTGTACAATATCGGCAAGCTGATCATCGGTGAGTTTTCCTGTTCCAAAAGATGTTACATCAACCGCCACGGGGTTTGCTTTTCCTATGGCATAAGAAAGAGCGACCTCACATTTCTCTGCAAGACCGCTCCATATGATATTTTTTGCAATGTAGCGAGCCATATAGGCACCGCTTCGGTCAACCTTAGTTGGGTCCTTGCCGCAAAGTGCTCCTCCGCCGTGGGATGCAAGACCACCATAGGTGTCAACCATGATTTTTCTGCCGGTCAATCCTGTGTCGGCAGTGGGACCACCAAGGGAAAATCTGCCCGAGGGGTTAATAAGGATTTCAGTATTATCATCAAAGGGAAAATCCTCAAAGCATTGCCAAAGTACATTATTTCGGATATCCGAACTTAGTTCTTCCTGGGTTTTGTCCTTATCATGCTGGACTGAAACTACAATTGTTTTTACACGCCTAGGCTTACCATCCTCATATTCCACCGTGACCTGTGCTTTGCCATCCGGTAGAATTCCTTTAATGAGTTTTCCTTTGCGGCAGTCATCAATGCGCTTTACGATGCGATGAGAAAGCACCAGCGGGAGGGGCAGGTTCTTACTGGTTTCATTAGTTGCATAACCGTAAACCGTGCCTTGATCACCGGCTCCTATAGAGCCATACGAGTCAGTAATACCATTTCGCACTTCAAGTGCAGTATCTACACCTGCCGCAATGTCCACACTTTGATGATGTACAAACACAAATACTGTGAACTTCCACGGATTATATCCGACCTCTCGAAGTACATTTTTTACGATGAAACGGATATCCACTTTACCGCTGCAGGTGATTTCGCCCGCTACGATAATTTTTCCTTTAGTAGCCATGACCTCACAGGCCACACGAGAAGCTTTATCTTTACGCATACAAGCATCCAGAATATTATCAGTAATTAGGTCACAAAGCTTATCCGGATGCCCAGCACAAACACTTTCTGCTGTTTTATAAGTAATCATATTTTTCTCCAATCAAATTTATTTTCCCCGCCTTGCTGTGAGCAGACGTTCCATTACATCATCCTGCGGGTTAGCACCACTGTACTCGCCGGTGCAGTTTTCTTTGACGATCTGGAATATCTCCATCCACAACCGGTTGGTTTGAGTCATGTAATTCTGACCCATTGCCACATAGGGACTTTGAATGGCATTACCCGTAGTTGGGTGTTTTGCTAAAAAGCCATATTCTGTAACTGCCTCCTCGCATTGGATCCAACGAGCCACGCTCATGGCATAGCGTTCCAATAGCTGTGGTGAGACGAGAGCAGCACACCCACGTTCATTCAGCCACTGCCATGTGTTTCTATAGATTTCTCCTGCAACCAGTGCTTTGCCGTCCTTTTGTATAGCCTCGAGCATTTTATTTGGCTCGGGCATTTCAAGTCCTTTTAGGTCTGCTGTATCATTAAATTCCATCACGGTCAGTTTCCTGCCTCCCGGATTGCCTTCGGCGATTTTGTCAGCCAGTGGTTTCTTTTTTGCACCTGCACCAACACGAGCGCCACCTCGATTTGTACCGTCTTTTGCCATATAATCACCTCACTTTGCAGGGCCCAGGCTATTCCCTCGTTTGAAACCGCATTTTTTCGTGCGTTACCCCACGCCGCTGTCCGCTTTAAAAAGTCTTGAAGATTTTACCTCCCCCACCGGTCACCGCTCTCTGCAGTAATTCTTGAGTGGCAGGATTTACAAAGAGCCATGAGATTACTCCTTTCATTGCCTCCCCCTTTGGATAGTGGGAGGATGTGGTGTACCTCTTCGGCAGGAGTGAGCCTGCCTTGTTTCCCGCACTCCTCACAAAGAGGATGCGACTTGATATAGCGGTCACGGATGCGTTTCCATGCACGGCCATATCGCTTATTGGAAGCAGGATCGCGTTCATATTGGTTGTAATGTTTGTCCATTGCCTTTTGATGCTCGGCACAGTATTGCTCGCTTTCAGCAAGCCGACCGCAGCCGGGGTAAGCACAAGGACGCTTTGGTTTGTAGGGCATCATTTCACCTCGCTTTTGGGCATAGAAAAAGCCCTGTAGGACGAACCCACAAGGCTTTGAATCTATTCTATTTCGCTGATTATATAATAACATAAATGCAACTGTGGTATCTTGTTGCAAAGTGTTGCAGAATGTGCAAACTATATTTTAATAGGATCTTCAGGAAGAGTCACATGGTTAAGAGCTGCATTGTGCCACCTATAAACCGTTGTTCTGTCTGCATTAAGCTCATCACCGATTTGTTCCCAGGTGAAGTTATGCACATAACGATAGCGTAGAACCATGCGTTCATCCGTATCTGCAACCTCGTTTATAACACATCTTATCTGCTCTTTGAGTGCTACAAGGTTATCCACCTCGGCATTTATCTTTCTTTCCAAATCCATAATACGCTCTAAACACCTTACAAACTTGGCATCTGTACTTCGTGAAGTTTGCACCTTCTCATCCCAGCTTGGCGATGATACACTTGTTGCCATTTCTCTGAGGCACTCCATTTCCTCAATGTCAGATTCTATTCTTTTATCAAGCCTATACGCTTGGTGTAAATATTCCTTTACTTTCATGCTCTTCTTACCTCCGATCTTAATTTATCAATTAGGAAATTCCCATCAACAGAGGTAAGTTCTCTATACCAATCAGAATGGAAGAACCTCTCCACCTCGGATATCATGTCCTTCGCAGGCTCATAGCGGGGACGTTTTTTCAGCTTCTTTAGCGCATCCCTGTAATCCTTGACAGCTTGCAGGATAATGGCATTTGCAAGTTGCTCATAAGTGTCGGTCATCGCACCACCTCCAATTTTGCCTTAACAGCATCAATTAAAGAGGCTTGTGTTTTTCCTTTCCTTGTAAGTGCAGCCATAACATCTTCATCTATGGTGTCTTTGGCAATAATGTGGTGAATCACAACTGTTTCATTTTGACCTTGCCTGTAAAGGCGGGCATTGGTTTGCTGATACAACTCCAAAGACCAGGTAAGTCCAAACCATATAAGGGTAGAACCACCACTTTGGAGATTAAGACCGTGTCCTGCACTTGCCGGGTGAATAACGGCGATTGGAATACTGCCGTCATTCCAATCTTCTATATCTTTAGGTGTTTTAATCTGCCTAATGGGAAACCTCTTCTGGATACGCTCCAGGTCATGCCTATACCAGTAGGCAACAAGCACCGGTTTTCCGTTTGCTCCTTCAATTAGGTCCTCTAGTGCATCAAGCTTTCTATCATGAATCAAATGCGCCTTGTTTTTATCATCATAGACAGCACCGTTGGCCATCTGCAGGAGTTTGCCGGAAAGAACTGCCGCATTTACTGCATCAATTTCCTCATCACCTAAATTGGCTACCATCTCATCTCGAAAATCAGAATAAATGCTCCATTCCTTTTCACTCAGATACACAGGTACTTCGTTTGTGATGCATTTAGGCATTTTGAGATAATCTGCAGACTTCATAGAAATCGTAATATCAGATATTTGGTTGTATATCCTTTCTTCAGCACCCTGTAGCGGCTTATATGAAAATATAATCTCAGCATTACGCTTATCTGGTACAAAGTAGGCGCTACGGTAGTGGGTTATGTACCTTCCAAGCCTTTGACCTAAATCAAGGACACGAAACTCTGCCCATAAATCCATAAGTCCGTTACTTGAAGGTGTACCCGTAAGGCCTACGATTCTCCTTACAGATGGTCTTACTTTCAGAAGGCTTTTGAACCGCTTTGCACCATAGGACTTAAAAGATGATAACTCATCGATGACAACCATATCGAAGTCAAAGGGGATACCGCTTTTGTTTATAAGCCAGTCTACATTTTCACGGTTAATGATATAAATGGTGGCTCTTTTCATAAGGGCATTTATTCTGTCTTTCTCCGTTCCTAAAGCCACAGAATAAGATAAGCCTTTGAGGTGATCCCACTTTTTTATTTCCGCAGGCCATGTTTGAGATGCAACTCTTAATGGCGCAATCACAAGAACCTTTCTTATTTCAAATTTATCAAGACATAGATCAAACAATGCAGTAAGAGTGATTGCCGTTTTTCCTAACCTAAGCCCATATCAAGGAATATTGCAGATATTGGCTTGCTCTCGATAAAATCAATCGCATACTGCTGATAATCATGTGGTATGAACTTCATTCGGCATCACCTCCCATAGTTCGTAACACTTCATCAATCTGCTCTACGCTATCAATGCAGTAAACTAAAAATCCTAAAGCTTCCAGTTGTCTTTTTCGCCTTACTTGCAGGGGACGCATCATTTTGCCCGGTGCTTTTAATTCAATAAATGCGATTCTGCCCCTAGGAAGTAGCACAAGGCGGTCAGGCATACCATTAAATCCTGGACTTACAAACTTCGGGGCAATGCCTCCCATGTTTTTAACTGCTGCTATCAATTTTTGCTCTATATATTTTTCTTGCATAAAGTCCTCCATTTCT